GACTTCTTTCGGCACTACCAGGCGACTAAGCTGCTCTCAAAAGCAGCTTGGCTACCTAGCGGTATCGATAAGAAAGCTGTCGCGATTCAGACTTTCATCGAGTCTGAAGCTTCTTGCCTCGTGACAAACGAGGTTTTCCGTTCCGTGCGTTCAGGCTCAGCTTGTTGGCTGAAACCTGACTCCGAGTCTCTTATTATGAGAGTCCGGAGAAAAATCGCGCAAGTTATGGGAAACCCCAATTATCACTGGGTGGGTGACTGCGGGTTCGGTCCTGGAGCAGATCGATCCACAGTGGGCGGCTTTACGGCTGCTTACGATAAACTGCAAACACCCGGGGACGTCACGCACAGTTGTAAGCCATTTCTTACCGCTTTCGTTGAGAATTCTTACCTCAGCAGAAAGTTTCAGTATGACTTGACAACAAGGGACCTGCTCGTCGCAACGACGGCAGGGAACCGCGTGACCTTCGTTCCCAAAAACTCCAAGACTGACAGATCTATTGCCGTTGAGCCTCGCTGGAATATTTTCTTCCAGAAGGGCCTCGGCATCTACATTCGTCGGCGGCTAAAACGTTTCGGGATAGATCTAAACGATCAAACCCAGAACCAAAAGCTTGCTGGCGTCGGTAGCCAAAGTGGTTTTTATTCCACGATAGATCTTAAGTCTGCTTCGGATACTGTCTCACGGGAGATCATATGGGATTTATTCCCCTATGATTGGGCAATCATGTTGGACCGGGTTCGCAGCCGGACGGGTACGCTTGAAAAAGCCGCACCGTTTAGGTATGAGAAATGGTCGTCCATGGGTAACGGGTATACTTTCGAACTTGAAAGTCTCCTGTTCTTTGCCATATGTTCAGCGTTCTCCGATGATATATCGGTCTACGGGGATGATTTAATCGTCCCTACTGAACATTATCACGTGATCGTCGATGCCCTTGCGCTCTTTGGCTTTTCAACAAATGAGGAGAAGTCTTTCTGCGCGGGTCCCTTTCGGGAATCGTGCGGTTCTGACTACTTCTCTGGCGTTCTTGTAACGCCTATTTATTGGAAAGATCCATTGAATGATAAAGGAACTCTTCGACTGGTTAACCAAATCAGCAGTCTTGCTACTAGCCTTGGTGGCGGTTTTTTCCGCCATCGCAGCCTTCGTCGCATTCACACTGACCTGGTCAACCGGCTTCCGAAACACTTTCAAAGCAGAGGCCCCCGCTCCATCTCTACCTGCGTCCATGACTCCTTCGAGTCCTGGAATGCAAGAAAGAAATGGGGCTGGTGCGGCTGGTTCGTCGTCTTCAGCATCCCAATCGCCAAGCGATTCCGATTCTTAGACTTCGATTCGGCCCTCG